GTGGAGAAATTCTAGATACACAGCGAAAGCAGCAGCAAAGCCAAGAAAAATATAATAAATTAGTCGATGATTATTTAGCAAAATTACAACGTATAGCAAACCTTGAAAATCAATACAGTAGACCTATTGGGCCAATTAGAGGAAACGCAAATCAATATCCAGGGCCTATTGGTCCTGGGCCAGTTAGCAACGCGCCTCAAGGCCCTTCTAGTCGCTTAATTGATAGACCAAAAGGAAGAGCTGGCGCACGTAGATCTGATTTAAGCCAAAGTCTTGGGCTTAGCCTTGGTTTCCCGCTTTTGTTTGGAGGAGGGCCAGGCTCAATTCTTGGCGGCTTAGGAGGGGCTCTTATTGGCAAAGGTGCTTTTGGTAGTCAAATTTTAGGCAGTGGCCTTGGCGCAGCTTTTGATCAAGCTATCGTCAAAGCGACAGAGTTTGCCCAAGGGATATCTAACGTAGGCACGGCGCTGGACACTGCTATAAATGCAAATCTTATATCTAGCAAAGAGTTAGAAACTAATTTACAAGATTTGGCAAATGCTGGCTTTAAAGTGGCCGCAGGAATCCAAGCTCAACAAGAGTACGCAGATAGTATTAGCCAAATTGATTTTGCTCAGGAGGCGGCAAAATCTATTGATAGACTTACACGGTTATGGGCGCAATTTACAAATGGCGTACAAACTGATTTACTAATTTTAATTAAAACAGTAGCGGATACTGTATCTAACCAAATAGACATTGGGCAGCTGCTTGACAGGGCTCAACGCACTATAAATGCTGCCGCTAGTAAAAACTTAGGGACGAGAGACCAGCGCTTTGATTTGGCGCGTCAATCATTAGAATTTAATTTTGTTCCAAGCGCTGAGAATAAGCAAAATTTAATAGACGCAATTAAAAAGCTTGAGGATGAGTTTCCTGAGCTTAAAGTAAAAGCAAAATTAACTATAGAGCAGTCGCAAAAACAGGCTTTTCAGAAAGAATTAGAAACAGTAGTAGGCGCTCAGGGTCTTTTGCAGACCATTCAGTCTGTTCAATCTATTGTTGGCAGGTACAACGAGCAGTCAAACCAAGCAAACGATCTTCGGGAAAAAGCCACAAAAGCTGTTGAATCAGCTGAGCGGCGCATTGCGGACCTAAGGCTGTCTTTGGAGCGTAAAGCGGAAGACATGCGCTTAAGCGCTATAGCAAAAGCTAACGAAATTGAAGATATTAAAGCGAAGCAGCGAATTAAAGAATTAGCAGCAGGTTACGATCTTGCTAGCGCTAAGTTTGCTGCTTCATTCAAGGAAAATGACCCAACAAAAGATATAGCAGTTGCGTATCAAAGCATTGCATCTGATTTAAATTTAGAACTAGCTAAAGGGCAGGAAGACAGGGCTGCGCTTGAGCGAAATTTTGCTTTAGAGCAGAAAAAATTTGAATTAGATGCGACAAGGACGCGATTAAACGCTGAAAAAACGGTTGCAAGGGCTCGTCAGAATTTAGAGCAAAACCTTGCTACAACGAGAAAAGAAATTTTACGCATTGAAAGCAACCTTAATCGCGATAAGTTTGACCTGCAAAAAGACTTAGACAAGCTTGCGCTCCAGCGCTTAAAAATTGAAACACAGTTGTTGCAGCTAACTCTTAAGGCGAATGATCAGCTTAGTGAGACTTTTAAAGGATATTTTACTGAAATTTTTAATGTCATCAAGAAAGCAGAAGGCTTGGTAGAAAAAGCTAAGCCGCCTACCGCAAGAGACACGTCTGGCGCGTCTGGTGCCCCATCTGCTGACATAGGAGGTGTTTCTTTTGCAGGTATAGATGCTGCTGCAGACCAGTTAAAACGTCTTAAAGTTGAAATAAACGAAGTATTGGAAGGTGGGACAGGCCCTAGCTCTAAAGAATTTGCAAAACGAATTGTTGAAGCAAATCAAGCTATTTTAGGTTCACTTACTCCATTAGAAAAGCAAAATGAAGAGCTAAAAAGATTAAATAAGGTCAGAAAGCTTGTTGGGGAAGGTTATTCCGAATCAGACGCTGCTGCCATCGTCAGAGGCAATGAAGAGCTGCAAAATCTAATTGTCAACATCGGAAATGCTATAAAAAATTCCAGGGAGCTTAGGCCTGAGTTTGTAGCTGCTTTTGGGGAAGGATCTGACGCGGTAAGGGCTATAGACGGCAGTATAGCCGAGTTACAAAAAAGGCTTGGCCTGGTAACAGGCGAAGTTGGGAAGCTTGAAGAAGCTTTTGAAAAAATAAATGATGTAGAAAAACTTGGTCTTGACGTTGCTGGAATAGCTCTTAACGGCATAGTTGATACATTGATGGTCGGGATTACTGAAGCGGACAAGTTTAATGAGTCATTGCAAGAAATGACTAAGAGTATTTTGGTAGCAATAAGCAAGGCGTTAATTCTGTTCTCGATTCAGCAAGCGCTAAATGCGTTAGGCGGTGGAGCGGACAACCCTCAAGGAGTTTTCTCTTTTCTTAGCAGAGCACTTAGCGGCAAAGCGCTTGGCGGTCCTGTTTCTGGCAACCAGCCCTATTTGGTCGGGGAGCGTGGGCCTGAGCTGTTCGTTCCAGGCGCTCAAGGCAACATTGTCCCGAACAGCGCAATGGGCAGCGCTAACGTAACTGTGAACGTCGATGCCTCTGGCTCTAGTGTTGAGGGCGATTCTGCCCAAGCAGGTCAACTCGGCAAGATGCTTGGCGCGGCTGTTCAGGCAGAGCTAATCAAACAGAAACGCCCTGGAGGCTTACTTGCATAATGGCAACCTTTCCCCCAATCACACCTGCTTACGGCACCCAAAAAACAAGCGCACCAGCAACCCGCACCGTGCGTTTCGGTGATGGCTATGAGCAGCGTTTAAGTTTTTCCTTAAACCAAAACCCAAAGTCATACAGCCTGACTTTTAATGTTTCAGAAACCGAAGCAGACACCA